CCCCTGGTTTAATAGGGGACGTATCGAGTTTAGTTTGCTCGGTAACGTTCCAAATTCTGTCTTCACAATCAAAGAAAGGTTCATAATTATCTAAAGGTACAATATTCTTTAAATAATTATAAATTTTGGTAGTAGTAGGTCGATAAGGTTTCTTATCGGTTCCTATTTTACCAAGTTCTTTGAAAGTTAAGCCCTGTAGAATAGTGGTTAACTCGTCTAATACATACTCGAGTTGACTTAACTTAACTACATTTTGTTCCTGTTCGGAAGCTTTAGTGACCATTGGACTCATTATTTTATTATATTCTGAGTCTAAGCCACTAGGCTTAGGTTGAAGGACAAAAGACAACGAATTGACTAATCTCATACATTTTGCATATATCCATTTACTTGTAATGAATTCTAAATTTTCATTTATAGAAGTATCATTACGGTATTTGAATGACATGCCTTTTGTATTATCAGAGATTAAATCTAAGGAGCATTCGTACCCATCGATTCTTGTAGAAAACAATTCTTTCATCTTCTCTTGAATCATAGGTAGAATCTCTTCGATTCCTCGTATTAAGAAAGCGTACTTTAAGTTCTCAATATTCTTTCCTTGTAATAAGGATATAACAGGATCAGATGCAATAAAATGCAGATAATCATGTCGAATTGAATATTTAAGAACTTTATGTCCCTCTCTTGACGGAAAGAAAAGACAAGACAGATAAAATACACGAAGTAGTAATGTTATATTTTCAACATTACATATTTCTAGTATTTTTCTGATTGGTAGATATTTCACATCTCTTTCTTCTAAATGTCTTGCTAATTCTGGAATATCTAAGATATTCTTCGAAACAGCTCGACAAATATTAGCAGAGATTCTTGAAACATCTCGGTTATAATTTAAGTTTCTCGAAACATATTCTCCACATAAATTCTCATGTGTAGCTTGTTTTGTTTTTCCTAAATTTATTTCCATACCTAAGGTCTTTGTATAATGATGATGTACCTTCATTTGAGGATCATAACACCATAGGTCATCTCCTACTTTGTTAAATAGGATATTTCCATTGGATTTCGATTTAAATATATCGATTTTATAATCTTCATTATATATGAAGGCTAGGACAAACATGTCCGTTAGCATCGCAATATCAAAAGAACCCGCAGTACCCATACCTTGTCCAGTACCATATTTTACGGTACTATCTTTCCCTTTTACATTCCATTCACACGTTACAACAAGATCGTACCAGGCCTGAGCTAGCTCAGGTGAATATAATTCTTCTAGTACGATTTTCTGTAATGATGCTGGGAAGGCATCAGTCCATGATGTTATATCATAAGATTTGATACCTACTTTCATAAATCTTTTAAGATTTATAAATCCAGCTGAATGTGATGTAGAAGACGAGAATCCGTTGAAGTATTTTTCGGTAAGACTTTTAACATCTCTCATTAACGGAAGGAGAGCAATTTGGGTCCAATAGTCACTTATCGCGACTAAACGAGCCTTATTACCCTTATCCGCTATTGATGTAATATAACGTAATCTAATCTTATCAATTTTCTTTTTTGAATTAACGGAATTTCTGTTTAACTCAAAAACGAAGTTGGCAAGGTTTTGATTACCTGTTAAATTACATATGTTAAAGAAAGGTTTCCAAAGACTACTGTTATAAAGCTTTTTGGCTTCAATATCAGCAGTTTGAAATTTTGGTTTACCATTCGGACCATTCCGAACAAATTTTTCTGTTGGTTCTGTAATAAGATCTGGAGAATGTTGATATTTATTCTCAACTTTCCAATATCTTATATATTTACGGAACTTCACTGAAAATTCTGACGGAACGGTATAAGTCTTTACAACATTTGTAAGATCTACTTCATTATAATCCGATACTAATCTATTTATATAGAATAGGGATCGTATTGTTCTGTCGGAGATATTACACTGCTTTTCTATTACGAGACGGTATAAATCTAACATCTTAAATAGTTTGGATGGAAACTTATACTTCTTCGACAACGCCATAAATGGCGGCGTTTCAGGAGTGTGTTTCTTCTCCATAATATTAATTATGTATAGACGGATGTTGTTGAACCTTTTGGTTCCATCTTTTATACCATGATCGCGGATCAATTGGTTATGCAAATTAACTATTTGCTCACTAATTTCTCCGATAGAGTATGTTAGCTTAAGTTTGCTAACATAATCTTCTAATAGAACGATAAATACTTTTGGAACAGTTTTGATGGTACCA